AAGAAGAACTTGGAGATGCAAAACTCATTGATGATTCTTCATCTATAAATGAAAATCCAACCTCTCCTCAATCATTACTAGAAAAAGTTATGAAAGAAAAAGGTATAAATTTTGATACTCTTAAGAAAAGATTAATTAAAGATAAATTTGATAATGCAGAAAATTTAAACTCTATCTCAGATATACCCAAAGTTAAGTTGTTTGAATTAATAGACCGAATTAAGAAAATTAAAGATTAATAATCTTTATACTTTACTAATTGGTTTCTAACAAAGTAAAGATTAATAAAAAATCCACAAAAAGCACTCAATAAGTTACTAAAATAAGCATAAGTTAATAAATCAAATGGATTAATAAAAAAACTAACAGCTAAAGATATCCAAAAACTAGAGCATTCATGACAAAGTAAAGGTTTTCTGATATAAGGTATTCTAGCTATAAAATTACGAAAAGGTCTTGCTATATCAGTATCACTCCAAGCATAAGTTATCCCTAAGCAAGCAAACAAATACGCTAAGAATTGATAAAACATTTTAAATAAGATAAACAATTAATTTATTTTCTTTTTCAACAATTGAAAATGATCTTAAAAGAATTTTTTCTTCATAAAGTTTTTCTACAAAATTTTGCCAATCTTCTTCTGTTTTTCCTATCTCAAATACCCTACCTATTGTACGTGGTAAATTTGGATTATAATGCTGTTTTTCTGTAAATGGCATAGGCGATCCAGGAGGAAATGCTACAGTCGGCAACTTTCCATATGAAGTAGTTGATAATTTTTCTTTATTTTTTTCTATAAGATCTTTAATTTCTGAAATATTAATGAAATCATTGAAAAATTCTTTATCTTTTTTATAAGAACTTCGTAAATAAGATTGTACTTTATTTTTGCAGCTACAATTTGGATTGTCTCTTGCACTTGTAAGATCTGCTAAAATTTCTGGGAATTTATCTTTTAAAGAATTAAAAAATATATCATCCTTAATAAGAGTATCAAAAAATACTGGCGAATTAAGTAGGTCATTAAATGTCATATTTACTATATTATAATATATATATTATAAAAAATCTAAAAATTATGGTTGGAGGTATAGTACTTTTCTTTGATTAAATTGAGCTTCATTATCGTTACTAAATGTAGAATTTAAGTTAGTAAGGATATTATTGGGTAAATTAAACGTAGCTAAATTTAAATTAGATTGATATTTTTTTATTGATATGTATTGATTAGTATCAGGACTAATATACCCTGAATTTGGTAAATTACGAAGATTTGTTACAAATACAGTATCGCTTGCGCTAGTATCAAATGAAAGTTCTTGTTTTATTGGGTATTGAATGTATACAGTATCTGGTGAATAATTACCAATAGTATAATTAGGAATACGGTTGATATCAATATTAGTTACGAAAGACTGTACTCTATTTTCATTAAAAATTCCTATATTTGTATCAATAAAGCATGGATCTCCGACATTAAATGTATTTAAATTTACTGGTTTTGGGGTAAATGATATTTGAGAAGCTGGCCAATTAAAAATAACTCCTTTTATATCAACAATTGGATATTCTCCTAATCTATAATTTAAAGAATAATTAGTCAAATATCCATCTGTAAATGTTACATATTTATCTCCATATTCAACTTTGCCAGAGAATGAATTAATTCCTGTATATTGCAAAAATCTATCACTATCACTTAATACGTAAGATAAGTCAAATTGAGCAATTGGCAAACCATCTTTTGTATAATTAATTGAATCATTGATAGATATTTGAGGAGATATTTTAAGATCAACTCCAACATTAAAACTTTTAATTCCAGATACCAAGGAATCATTTAGATAAAAGTTCTGATTTTCTATAGTATATACATTAAACATTAACTATAATTACACCTCTTTTAAGTGTAAAATATAGGAGGTAAAAGGTATATGGCTAGTATTTACGATACAGTTTCAAGCTGGAACGGAGCACCTACTTATAATAAGTACGATATAGTACTTGGTAGTAATAGTAAATATTACTATTCAATCATTGATTCAAATTTAAATCAAGATCCAGTTACCACCTCTAATCTCCAAGTTGAATGGGATGGATATATTCTTTTAAATGGAGTATTATATCCAAATTTTTTCTGGAAACCTTCATATAGTTCTGCTGTTAACAATTCTCCTAAAATAACAATTAACGCTTTTGGTAATGGTTATCAACAAAGAATTTCTTCTGGATTGAATAATAATCTTATTAACTTATCTTTAATATTTGATAATAGATCTGAAAAAGAAACTGTTTCTATATTGCATTTTTTAAGAGCAAGAAATTCTCTTGAGAGTTTTATATACAATCTTCCCACAGTATATGCAAAATCTGCATCTAGTTTAAATACATTATTTATTTGCTTGCAGTGGGACGCATCTTTTGTTTCTTATAATAATTATTCTATTAAAGCGGAATTCATCGAGGTTCCACAGTAATATGCCAACATCACTAGAAACATTTAATGCAATTATAAGCGGAAGTACTCTGATAAACTCAGAAATATCTTCATTAACACCATCCGCACAAATTATTTTATATGAAATTGATTTATCAGAAATAGCTCCTCAAACGAAAAATTATAATAATAATAACACCGATCAACCAATTAATAATGGTATATTTAGAGTTTACAATGATTATAATTTATTTAATATCATTAATAGTCAATATCAATATGGACAATTAAAATTTCAAAATAATTTTTACTATCCATTTCCAATATTTTCTGAAGGTTTTGAGCTTTCGAGTGCGGGTACTCAACCAACTCCAACTTTTTCAATAAGTAATATTTCTCCAGATAAATCTAATAATTCTTTTTATAAATATATTAGAATGCAAATTGAATCCCTTGGAGATATTGTTGGAGCAAAATTCACAAGAATTAAAACTTTTTTAAAATATTTAAATCACAATAATTTTAGCGCAGGATTAAATCCATATAATCCAAATGGATCAATTTATGATATAGAATTACCAAGAGATATTTATTATATTGATAGAAAAATTGCAGAAAATAAAAATACAGTACAATATCAATTAGCTACAATATTAGATTTAGAAAATTTAGTATTACCATCAAGAACAATTTTTTCAACAAAATGTCCGTTCCAATATAGAGGAGAAGGATGCGTTTATGAATATAATAGTAGGCTTACAGCTGTTCATAGTGGTATATATGCGAATACAGTAAATCCATCTGTACAAATTTATGGATTAAAAACTGCTCCACCAGTTGCTACAGAAAATAATGAATTATTTGTAGGAGACATTTTTAAAAATCTTAGTGCAGCTTCTCATAGAATAACTGGGGCAGGTTATCAAGTAGATTCTAATGCAAAACTTGGTGATTCTGGTTCATGGGTCGATTCAGCAGATTATGTTTCTGGAGATTTTGTATTTTTACAAAATAAAAATATTAAATATTATTATGTTTGTATAAATAATCATAAATCAAATTTTTTTAATGCTCCCCCAACTAAAAATTATTGGCTTTCTGATACTTGCGAAAAATCAATTACAGCTTGTAGATTAAGATGGCTTAAAAATCCATCTTTTAGACCTGTAATTTGGCCTACGAATAGAAATGGGGAAGATTTTATAAAAACTTGTGATAGATTTAGAAATCTTTTAACTCAAGCAGAAAGAAATAGTCTCGTTTCTAGTGGTATTGTAACACCAGAAAATTTTCCAAGAAGACCTGGTTGCGAGAATCCAACTGGTCTAAATTCTCATGGACTTCCAAAAGATAAAGATGGAAATTATTTAAATGGATTTTTACCATTCGGAGGATTTCCTGGCACAAATCAACCAAATTTATAATATGATAAATGAATATATAAAAAATTATATCAGATTACATGCTCATCAAGAAAAACAAAAAGAAAGAGAGGCATGTGGAGTAGTTTATCAAAAAAATAAAATTCTTTTTGCACAAAAATGTAAAAATATATCTTTAAATCCTAAACATAATTTTGAAATTTCTCCTGCAATTTATTTAAGTATTAAAAATGATTCAGATAAAATTAGTTATATTTATCATTCTCATAATGCTATTTTAGATAATGATGATTTTTCTAATTTAGATATAAAATGCGCAGAAATGTTAGGAGTACCAATTATTTTATATTCTACATATAAAGATGTTTTTAAAATTTATGATCCATCTAAAAAAATTAATTTAGATAATTATATTGGAAGATCATTTGAAATAGGAAAATATGATTGCTTTACTTTAATAAAAGAGTTTTTTGAAAAAGAATTTAATACAAATATGAGTCTTTTTATTAAAAAAGACTATAAATGCTTAACAACCGCACAAGAACTTATTGAAGAAAATTTATCTGTAAATATTTGGGAAAAAATGGGATTTAAAATGTTAAAAAATGAAAAAAATTTAAATATTTATGATGTTTTAATTATTAAACTTCATTCTTTAAAACATTTTGCCTTATATATTGGAGATGAAAAAATTTTACATCAACCAATTAATTCTGTTTCTAGGATAGATGAATACTCAAATATTTATAAAAAACACACAGAAAGTGTATATAGGAAAATAGTATGATAAAAGTAAATTTACATGGAAAATTAGGACAAGATATAGGAGAATCTTGGGAACTAGAAGTCTCAAATCTCTCAGAAGCTTTAAGAGCTATAGAAGCTAATACCAAAAAATTAAGAAAGTGGCTTTTAAGTAATTTGAATGAATATGAATTTGAGTTTTTAATTGATAATAATAAATTATTTACTGAAAAAAATACATTTGATAGTCTAGAAGAATTAAGTAATTCTGAATTTTATTTAGATGTATCGGGTAAAATTGAAAAAATTGATATTATTCCCAAAATCACTGGAAATGATTTTTTTAGCGATCTTTTCAATAATCCATATTTTAAAGTTGCAGCTGGTAGTGCTACGGTTGGCGCAGCAGTAGTTCTTGGAGTATTATATCCTCCACTTATACCTTTAGCAATTGGAATAGGATTAGCTGGAATAGGATTAATTGCTGCTGGAGTAAGTCAGTTATTATCCAAACCACCACCAAATGTTCCATTTACAGCTCAACAAGCTAATCCAATTGACGGAGGAGGAGAATCTGGAGGACCAACATCTTATCTTTTTAATGGACCAGTAAATACAGTTGGTGAAGGTGGTCCCGTGCCAGTAGGATATGGAGAACTTGTAATTGGTGGAAATAATGTTTTTGCAAATTATGATTACTTGTATAGAGTTTATAAAAGTGATTATTATGACTCAAATTTACAACAAAAATATGAAGGATCAGATCAATATCTTTTTAACTCTAGATGTTATTTAATAAATCAAGAGAGTATGAAATCTTTACCATTTTAATTTTATGGGAAATAGTAATAAATATGCAGATGGTTTGAGTTATATTTTATTTCCTGGAAATATTGGTTTTGGTGCAGCAGGATATAATTTTCCAGAAAGCACTGCTCAAGATGATGGTGGAGGTGCTGGAAATTTATCTTTATCTTTTAGTGGAAGTAGACTTCCTGATTCTACAATTACTGCTGGACAGCCACTTAGAGGATTTTACAGAGGACCAAGTGGATTTTTAGCTAGATACACTCCATTGGCAATGATGACTGGAGCGACATACCAAACTTTTAATTCTCAAGTACCATATCTTGCGTTTCCTGAAACTCCCAATTTAAGAATAATTTATGGCGTAAGTCATGATAATAACGTTGAAATAGGATCAACTAGACAAGATAATGGAACTTTTTTAACAGAAAGATTTAAAAATACTAGAGCTTTTAATACTGTATCACAATTAGGAGTATTAGATTTAATTTCTGAAGGCCCTATAGAAGGATTAGTATCTGGAATTTATACTTATACTTTTGATACTAAAACTACTGGAGATATTGGATATTCTAGCGCTTCTTTTAGTCCATACTCAATTGATAATGCTCCAAGAGAAGCGAGATCTATATATTGGGATGATGTTCCAATAGTAGATTTTGCAGGTTATTATAATTTTCAATTTACAGATTATAAATATACCTATGGAGATAAAGGAAATGAGCATACAATTTATAATCCATATTTAAATCTTTACGAAGAAAGAAGAGATTATTTTGGAAGACAAGTTGATCGAAATAAGTATCCATTACAAACATGTCTGACATCTCAAAAAGGAGATAATCTATATGGCTATTATCTCGTTTCTGGTTCAAAATATATATTAAATCCTAAAACATATTATGTATACAATACTGATATTTCTTCAATTAAAATAAATATTAAAATAAATGGATTATATGAAAACATTCTAACTGGGATTAACGCTGGAGATGTAGAAAAACAGAATTTCAATATTAGATTTTATTTATATAGAGTATTTAAAGATGGACAAGTTGATCTATTAAATACTTCTAAATACAGTCCCTATACAAAAGATTTTTATTCAAAAGATCAAGTTTCTATATTTGGAAAAGTAGCTAATAGTCCAGTTGTTTTTACTTATGAATTTGCTATAAGACCTTATGCGGAAAATTCACCATCATTCGAAATTCTTCCAAATCAAATAGGATGGGCTGTAGATGTTGTTAAAGAAGTTAAAGAAAGTATTGGTCCAGGATTTAGTACTTCAGCTACAGTAGATTCTATAACAGAAGTTTATAGCGATAGATTCGTTTATCCAGATTCTGCTTTAATATATTCTAAATTTGACGCAAGATATTTCTCTAGTGTGCCATCAAGAAGTTATAAAGTTAGATTATTAAAAGTAAAAGTTCCAGTAAATTATGATCCAATTACAAAAAATTACTCTGGCCCTTGGAATGGGAAATTCAAAATAGCTTGGACTGATAATCCAGCTTGGTGCTTTTATGATTTAATATCAAATAATCGTTTTGGTATAGGAAGATATATAAATTCAGATTTAATAGATAAATGGACTTTATATGAAATTGGTCAATATTGTGATGAATTAGTTGATGATGGCAGCGGAGGTTTAGAGCCAAGATTTTCTTGTAACGTATATATAACTACTAAGCAAGAAGCTTATAAAGTTTTAAATGACATGGCTAGTATTTTTAGAGGAATATTATATTATTCTGCTGGACAAATTAGTGTTGCTCAAGATTCAAAAAAAGATCCAATTTACTCATTCAATAATAGTAATATATTAAACGGAAATTTTAACTATTCAGATTCTTCCAAAAAATCAAGAAAAACAGTAGCAATCGTTAGATACAATGATATGAAAGATAATTACAAACCAGCTATTGAAGTTGTAGAGCAAAAAGATGCTCTTATGAAATATGGAATTAGAGAAACAGAAATTTCCGCTTTCGGATGTACAAGTAAAAATCAAGCAAGAAGACTTGGTAAATGGCTTATCACTACAGAAAATTTTGAAACAGAAATTATTGAATTTGATGCTGGAATAGAAGGAAACTTTTTAAAACCTGGAGACGTTATATCTGTATATGATCAAAATAGAAGAAGTCTTGCTTATGCAGGAAGAACGTTAGAATTAACTACTGGATACGCAATATTAGATTTACCTTATAATTATGAAAATACATATCCAATTACAGGAGCAAATGTTAATAATTCACTTGTATTTAATGTATTAACTCCAACTTATAATTTTAATTTTGGAACACAATTAGGAGATCTTTATGCCACTGGTTATAGCGCAATATCTTCTGGAGTTTCTGGACTAAATAGCTCATTCCTCAGAAAAAGTCAATTACAATATGTTACTATAGATAATCCTAAAAATTATTTAACAAGTGGATCTGGAATATATAGCAACAATATAAGAATCAATTTTCCATATATAACTAATATTCCTGAAAATATAAGCTCGGTAGGTATGACGAGAGTAGGAAACGTATTTACAAAAACTGTAGCCGATGGTTGGAACAAACACGCTTATTCTTCGTTAGCATATAGTAAAAATATGTTTGCTGAAGCGACTTCAAACTTTACAGACAAATACGTTATGTTTGGTTTAAATACTGATCAAACAACAGATGAAAGTTATACTAGTTTAGATTATGCTTGGTATTTTGTAAATAATGGTACACTTCAAATTTGGGAAAGTAATGCGCAAATTATAACTAACTTGGGAAGTTATACTACTTCAACAAAATTAAGAATTAATTATGATGGAGAATGGATAACTTATTTAAAAGATAACGTTATTATGAGAGCTACTCCTGTAAAAAATAAAAATCAATATTTTTATTTT